GGCACCACAGACACCACAGACCGTGCTCGACTAGACGCTGCAACCAACCGAATTGTGGGTAATCCCAAAGTTCCTCAGCTGGTGTATGGTGCTGAGCCAGTGAATCCTGTGCTGGCAGCAGAGTATACCCGCCTGCAACTGGTGTTGACTACTACGCAAAGTTCTGTAGATGTAGTGGTAGCACAAACTACCACTTTGCAAAACGCTGTGTTACGACAGAGTCGCTTGGATAGTCTTCGATCAACTCTAACAACCCTAAGGAATCAGGTAGCCACAGTACGACAACAAGCATCGTCTGTTGCTCCTATATCGCCTGCATTGGTAGCACAACTGGATCTGTTGTTGCAACAAATAGATGATTTAATTGCTAGAATCAACAACAGCATTCAGTTGATTGAACAAGTCAAAGCCCAACTACAACGCCGATAAATATTGCTATGTCTACATTCATCGGCTTCAACACTATCAACCAATTCAAAAAGTTTACTCTCACAGATTTTGAGTTGATCAAACGTGACCTGTTGAATGCGTTCAACATTCGTCCGGGGCAACTACCAGGGCGTCCAGCATATGGCACAACGTTATGGAGCTTTGTGTTTGAACCACAGACACAGGAGACACAGACTTCTATTCAAACTGAAGTTCAGCGTGTGGCCGGAGGCGACCCTAGAATTTTTGTGAGCCAAGTAGATGTTTATCCTCAAGAAAATGGTATTCTATTGGAAATACAACTCACGGTAGTGCCTACCACAGATGCCAAGATACTGAGCATTTTCTTCGACCAGCAACAACGCACAGCCAGCTACGTATAACTGCGCCGTTTTTAGTCTCCATAAATACTTCAAGGTGACAAAAAGGTTCAACGAGCATGGCAAAAACCACTAGACAAACAGCAATTTTCGGTGTAGAAGATTGGAAACAAATATATCAGACCTACAGGGAAGCTGACTTTCAAAGCTATGACTTTGAGACTTTGCGCAAGAGCTTTGTAGACTATTTGAGATTGTACTACCCTGAAACGTTCAACGACTACATTGAAAGTTCAGAATTTATTGCGCTGCTGGATATCATTGCGTTTATGGGACAGAGTCTTGCGTTCCGTACTGACCTTAACACTCGTGAAAACTATCTAGACACAGCAGAACGTCGTGACAGCGTGGTTCGATTGGCCAACCTGGTCAGTTACGATCCCAAGCGCAACACAGCATCCAGTGGCTTTCTCAAAGTGTTCAACGTGACCACTACAGAAAACGTCACGGACTACAACGGTATTAACCTCAGCAATGTCACAGTAGACTGGGCAGATCCCACAAACCCAGACTGGCAAGAACAGTTTACTACCATCATCAATGCCGCACTAGTAGACAGTCAGCGTGTGGGCCGTCCAGGAAATCGCCAAACAATTCTAGGTGTGCGTACAGACGAGTATGCTATCAACTTGCTGCCAGGCTTCTTGCCAGTAGTACCATACACTGCCACGGTTGACGGTGTGTCAATGCCGTTTGAGGCAGTGACTTCTACCAGTGTGGGCCGTGACTATGTGTACGAACCGTCGCCACGTGCTAATGTGCCATTCAATATCTTGTTCCGTAACGATCAGTTGGGCTTTGCTAGTGCCAACACTGGATATTTCTTTGCGTTCAAGCAAGGCACCTTGATCAACACAGACTTTAACTTGGCTGAACGTATCAGCAACCGCACGGTGAACATCAACGTAGAAGGTGTCAACAACGAAGATCGTTGGTTGTATCAGTTGGACAACGTGGGCAACATCACCCGTGAGTGGGAGTATGTGGAAAGTGTGTACACTGCCGCAGCAGAACAGCAGGTAGAATTGCGTCCGATTTACAGCACAACCAGCAGAACCAACGACCAAATTACTCTGGTGTTTGGTGATGGTGTGTTTAGCGAAATTCCAGTGGGTATTTTCCGCTGTTATACTCGCGCCTCCAACGGCCTGGAATACATTATCAATCCTGCTGAAATGCAAAGCGTGAGTATTCCCATCAGTTACACTAGCCGTAGTGGCAATCTTGAAACCATTACGTTTACTTGCGGTATTACTCAGCCAGTGACCAATGCTCAGGCTCGTGAACCCATTGATGCAATCAAACAACGTGCTCCTGCTCGTTACTATACACAGAATCGTATGGTCAACGGCGAAGACTACAACTTGTTTCCTTACACCCAATACAACAGCATTATCAAGAGCAAGGCTCTGAACCGTGCCAGTATTGGTACAAGCCGATATCTGGACCTGGTGGACAACACTGGCAAGTATTCTAGCACCAACAGTTTCTCCAGCGATGGCGCATTGTGGGAAAACAACATACTGCCCACAATCTTGTTTGGGTGGACCAACCGCAACGAAATTGCAGACTTTGTGACCAACAGCGTGCAACCGCAGTTGACTGAAGCCACAATGAAGCAATTCTACTATGACAATTTTCCTCGTGTGTACACCAATGCTGCACCAGCAGGCAGCTTTGTAATAGGTCAGACGTACATTATTGCCACAGTGGGCACTACCAACTTTGTGGCTGTGGGCGCTGGCGACAACAATGTAGGCACAGCATTTATAGCCACAGGTGCAGGATCAGGCACAGGTACAGCCTTTGTAAGTGTAGCTGGCAGTACATGGCAACAAAGCACTACTCTTGCTAATGAAACCACAGGTTACTTTAAAAATTCTGCAGGCACAGCTATTCCTGTTGGCCCCAGCAGCGGAACAGATTTCAAATATGTACAAGTTGGTAGCTTGATCAAGTTTGTGGCTCCGATCATCAACGGACAGCCCTACTACTTTGATCGCAACAATCGACTGCAACCTGGTATTCCTACTCGACCTGATGAACGCACAGAAATCTGGGCCAGCCCGCAGGCTATTGTAGGCGACGGCAACAACAACGGCTTAGGCAACCTAACTTCAGGTGCTGGACCAGTTACGATCAATAACTTTGTGCCCACAGGTGCTGTGGTCAGCGAGATCATTCCGCTGTTTGTTACAGATCTTCCTGTGTCGCTGGAACAGCAAATGGGTGACCAAATTGAACTGTTCCGTGACTTCGGTCTGGGCTACAACAACCTTACAGGCTCTTGGTACATTATTACCAGTACCAACCTAGATCAAGACGCTCCCTGGAGTGACGCCAACGCAGGCTCTACGTCAGGCACCAACAGTGATGCTAGCTGGTTGGTACAGTTTGTAGTTGAAAATCAAAACTATACGGTCACATTCCGCGGCCTGGCCTACTACTTTGGTAGTGTGCTGCAAACTCGTTTCTTCTTCTACGGTGATCAGTTGATCTATGACAGTAGAACAGGAACCATCATCAAGGACTTTATCAACGTGTTGGCCATGAACACACAGCCTGATGATAGTGCTCCGTTGGAAGGTGATGTGATCATGGACATCATTGGACAACCAGTGGAGTCAGATGGTTATGTTGATGACTTCCAGGTGCTGGTCAGCTTCCGTGACAGCGACAACGACGGTGTACCAGACAATCCAGACTTCTTTAAAGAAATTGTAGCACCTGATGTAAATGCCAATCAGAAACTGGTGTTCCTGCAAGAAACTGTGGACTTTGACAATCTACAAAGATATTTGTTGGTAGAAGAAGGCATTGTCAACAGTGACTATGCTACTCTAGATGATATTGAATTAGTCAAGAGTGAGTGGAGTCCTGGACAGATTTTCTATGCCTATGATCAAGTCAACGATGACGGCTCAGTTGGTGCATTCTACTTGTTGAGCATCAACGTTGCTGGTGTACGCACGCTGGTGTCGCAGTCAGGATGGATTGCACGCACTGGTCGTCAAGATCTATACTTCCAGTATCGCCACAATTCACCGCTGACCACACGTATTGATCCAGGTACTACAAACATCATTGACTTGTACGTGGTTACACAGGCCTATTATACAGCATATCAAAACTGGATTCGTGATACCACTGGTACTGTGCCGGAACCCAGTGTACCCACAATTGACGAGTTAAGCACAGCATATCAAGGCTTGCAGGACTACAAAATGATTTCTGACAACGTGGTGTTGAATTCTGTAAACTTCAAGCCGTTGTTTGGAGCCAAAGCAGCAGCACAGTTGCGAGCCACCATCAAGGTGATTCGTGCGCAAGGCAGCACAGCCAGCACCAGCGAAATCAAGAGTTCAGTGATTGCTGAGATGAATACTTATTTCTCAATTGACAAATGGAACTTTGGTGATACATTCTATTTCTCAGAGCTGGCAGCATACCTGCACCGTCAGTTGGGAACCATCATCAGCTCTGTGGTGCTGGTGCCATTGGACCCACAAAAAAGTTTTGGTGACTTGTACGAGATTCGTTCAACCCCCAACGAAATATTCGTGAATGCAGCAGACATAACTAATATAGATGTGATTGAGGCTTTGACCAGCACCAATCTCCGAACAGCCCCTGGTAGCGGAGTAATTTAATGGCAAGAGTACGTAGTGTAGAATTTTTACCTGAAATCTTTCAGACTGATGTCAACAAGCAGTTTTTGGCTGCAACCTTGGATCAGTTGATTCAGGAGCCCAAGTTCAAAAAGACTCAGGGCTTTATTGGCCGCAGTGTAGGCCCTGGCGTAAACCCCAATGACCGTTATGTAATTGAGCCCAACAAAACTCGCGCTGACTATCAGCTAGAAGCTGGTATTGTGAGTCTAGAACCTGACACCAGCCGAGTCAAAGATGTTATGACATATCCAGGTATCCTGGATGCAGTGGCGTACCAAGGTGGTGATGCCAGCCGTCCAGACCGACTGTTTGAAAGCCAGTACTATACTTGGGACCCATTCATCAATTGGGACACTTTTATTAACTTTAGCCAGTACTTTTGGGTTCCTGGCGGTCCTGCATCTGTTGATGTGTCAGCAACTGGTGTGCCAGCCACTGACGATTTCTCAGTGACTCGTGCCAATGGTGCGTACACCTTCTCAGGACTAGCTGGCGCCAATCCCACTATTGACCTAGTACGTGGCGGCAGCTACACATTCCAAGTTGCACAAAACGACAAAGAAACTGTCAACTACCGTGTGAGCAATGCTGGTATCAGCAGCTATGTAATTGATTCTCGTAACAATCCCACATTGACACTGGTGCGCGGCAACACCTATGTGTTTACCATGAACCTAGACGGGGTGTATCCCTTCTATATCAAAACAGCTCCAACCACAGGCTTGAGCAACGTCTACAACTCAGGTGTGACCAACAACGGAGCAGTTGTGGGGCAAATTACCTTTGTGGTACCACAAGACGCACCTGACACCTTGTACTATGCCAGTGCTAATCAAAGCAACATGCAGGGCACAATAAACGTGACCACTGCTGATGCTGGCACAGGTCCTGGATTTTGGATTCAGTCTGCCCCGGGCATTAGTGGCACCGTGCCCATTACACCCAACATCAGTTCAAGAGATGTGTTTGGTGTAACCAACAACGGTGAAGATCTTGGCACCATCACGTTCAACGTGCCGACCAAGACAGCACAAGATTTCTACTATGCCCTGCCCAGCATTGGTACAGTGGATCTAATTACTGACCTCAAGTTTGATCAACTAGACAATGTTGCAGTGGCTGATTTTATTGCTGCGTACGGTGGCATCGATGGCATCACAGAACTCAATGGTCGCACGTTGGTGTTTACTCAGGCTGTAGTTGAGCCTGAACTAGGGGGCTGGTACAAAACCACACTGTATGATCCCTTGGACCGAGATGATGCTCTCAACGGACAGACAGGCAGCTATGACAGTTTGCTGTATTCAGAAACTACAGAAGTCCCGCTAGAACAACGATTTGGTATTTGGCAAATTGAGTATGTCAACGATGACGGTTATGTTTACATGACCTTGAACAGCGTTCAGGCGATCAACAATCTTGAAAAATTCACTGTGCGTTATGGTAACACCTATGCCAGTACACAATGGTACAAAAATGATGCAGGTTTCTTTAGAGAAATTCCGTTACTGACAGCAGCGCAAGACGTCTTGTACTATCAAGACGGCACGGACCCTGAAATATTTGGTCGCATTCGCTTGATTGAACAAACACAAAGCGACACATTGTTCATTGACGAAATACTAGGCAAGACATCGTACACTAGCCCTAATGGTGTGGCATTTACCAATGGCCTCAAAGTGGTATTCCGTGGTCAAGTAGAACCTGCTAGCTACATCAATCAAGAGTATTACATCAGTGGGGTAGGAGCAGCTATAGAATTGCTGCCAGTGACCAACTTCATAACTCCTGAAACCTATGTAGTCGATGGCGACGATAGTACAGAAGCCACTGAACCTGGAGAACTAGACTATCTAACCATTGATCGTGCTGCACTGGATCTCAATGCCTGGAGTCGCAGCAATCGTTGGTTCCATATCGATGTGCTCAATGCCACTGCTACCTACAACAACACAGAAGTAGTTATTGACAATTCATTCCGTGCCAAGCGTCCAATTATTGAGTTCCGTGGCGGTATCCGCATGTTCAACATGGGAACTGAAGGCAAGCAGCCAGTCAACATCATTGACTTTGAAGAAACAGACGCATTCAGCAACATTGAAGGCAGCACTGGATATTCAGTTGGCGGATTTACATTTACACAAACTAACCCTCCACAGCGAGTAATTTTTGCCGCAGACCTTGACGCCAATGTACGCAACAAAATTTGGGAAGTGAATTTTATCACACCTGATTCTATTGCTCCATTTGTAGGCCAACCAATGATACACTTGACATTGGCCACTGACGGTGAAGTACTGGTCGATCAAAGCACTGTCTGTCTAGACGGAACTGAGCTCAAAGGAGTTTCTTTCTGGTATGACGGTGTTGCTTGGATTCCTGCTCAACTCAAAACTGGAGTTCAACAGGCTCCACTATTTGACATCTATGATGCTGCTGGCGTGAGTTTTGCCAACCTTGCAAAATATCCGTCAACTACATTTGCTGGTAGCAAGTTGTTCAGTTATGCGGTACCTGACACAGGTGTACTAGATCCTGTGTTGCAATTTCCTTTGCAGTACTTGAACCTCAACAACGTAGGTGATATTGTTTTTGAAAACAATCTCTACAAAGATACTTTCTTGTATGTGCGAGACAACGTCAGTACCACTGAATCTATCAGCAATGGTTTTGTGAGAGAGTACGAAACAAGAACATTATTCCAGCGACAAATTGGATGGAATACCGCTGCTACAGACACACAAATACGCCAACAGTTTAAATTTACATATACTGGCGAATTGCTGAAGTTGGATGTATCAGCACAGTCCACAGACTCTAACATACCAGCTGTGCAAGTATATGTGGGGTCAGTTTTCCGTGATCCAGGATCCTACACAGTTGCGACTACAGCTAATTCAACCACAATTGCACTGGACGACACATATGCAATTGGGGATATTGTGGAAGTGTTGGTGTTGAGTGATCAGATCAGTCAGGTGGCTTTTTACCAAGTGCCTATCAATTTGGAAAAGAATCCCATCAACGGCAACAGCGACACATTTACACTGGGTACCGTTCGCACACACTACGAGTCAATCTGCGAAAATTTAACCACACTGCGTGGCCCAATCAACGGTGCCAACAACACACGAGATCTTGGCTATATTGGAACCTACGGCCAAGTGATTTTGCAACAAAGCGCACCGCTGGTACTAGCTGGCTACTTCAATAGATCACAAGACTACAACATCTTTGCTAGTTTGCAGTACAACTCTAGAGAATATCAGAAGTTCAAGAACTTGATGTTGGAAGAAGTTACAAGACTCACTATTGGATTTGAAACACCAGGACAACTGTTGACACAGGCCATGGAGAATCTCACTGCCGGAAGGATTGAAATCAATCCGTTCTACTGGAGCGACATGCTGCCCACCGGTTCGGTGTTCATTGAAAATTCCTACACAGTAGGACTGATCACTACCAATGTGTTTGATACTGTGCAAGTGTACAATTATACATCAGCTAACTATCTTGGCCTGCTGGTGTACAAAAATCAACAATTGCTCACACGCGGATTTGATTATGTTGTGGCCACAGATGGTCCACGTATCACAATCACAGTACCACTGGCTGTAGGCGACATAGTAACCATTCAAGAGTATCCTGAGACCTATGGCAATTTTGTGCCCAATACTCCCACAAAGTTGGGCCTGTATCCAGCATACCGTCCTGAAATTGTAGTAACACAAACCACAACAGGCACAGCAGTAGTCATAGTAGGTCATGATGGCAGTCAGACTCCTGCGTTCGAAGACATTAGAGATCAAGTGTTGTTGGAATTTGAAACTCGCATCTACAACAACTTGAAACTGGACGGAAATCCTGTACCGTTGCTGATCACAGATGTGTTGCCTGGCAATTTCCGTGAAACTGGATATTCTTATTCAGACATCAACGACTTGTTGAGCACAGACTTTTTGAGTTATGTGGGCTGGAACAAACTGAACTATACTTCGCAAAACTTTTTGCCTACAAACCAGTTCTCTTGGAACTACAGTAACAGTCAAAACAAACTGAGCTTTGATCGTCCTGACAACGCTAATCTGTTGGGTGCTTGGCGCGGTATCAACCGTTATTTCTACGACACAGAAAACCCTGCACTGACTCCATGGGAAATGTTGGGATTCTCAATCAAACCCACTTGGTGGAACACTGTGTATGGTCCAGGACCATACACCAGCAACAACTTGGTGTTGTGGGACGACCTTGAAGCAGGTCGTGTGGCTGATCCTGCTGGTGCTTATGTGTTGCCAGCATATGTTCGTCCAGGTCTCACCACAGTGTTGCCAGTAGACAGTGAAGGCAATTTAGTAAGTCCTTTTGTAAGTGTAGTAGGCGGCTATGACGAAACTGGTTTTCAAAAGTCTTGGGCAGCAGGCGATGGCGGCCCTGTAGAAGCGTCATGGTGGAATTCCAGTGCTTATCCATTTGCAGTCATGCGAGTGCTGGCTCTGACTCGCCCGGCTAAATTCTACAGCCTGTTTGCTGATCGTGATTTGTATCAATACAACGAAGAATTTGACCAGTATCTATACCAAAATCGTTACAGACTAGATGCCAATGATATTACAGTCTACGGAGATGGAGTCAGCAAAGCTAGTTATATCAACTGGATTGTGGACTACAACCGTCAGTCTGGTACCAACAGCACTGCTGAACTTGAAGCAGATCTAGGCAGCCTGGATGTAAGACTGTGCTACAGAATGGCCAGCTTCTCAGACAAACAGTACATCAAGATGTACACTGAAAAGTCCAGCCCTAACTCTCTAAACTCAACCCTGCTGATTCCTGACGAAAGTTATGATCTATTATTGTACAAGAATCAGCCGTTTGATCGAGTGATCTACAGCAGTGTAATTGTGCAGATTGTAGAAGGCGGTTACGCAGTGTATGGTTATAGTACCACACAGCCGTTCTTTAACATCACAGTGAGTCAAGGTATTGGACGCCTCAAGTCATATACTGCGGGCAATATTACAGTACAAGTTCCTACAGTTTACACAGATACTGTGGTCAAGGTTCCATATGGCTATGTGTTTACCAATCAGACCAGCGTGTGCGACTTTTTGTTGAGTTATGGTAATGTATTAGAAAAACAAGGCCTGACATTTACTGATCGTGCTAATGGTTTTGAGTTGGACTGGTCACAAATGGTACAAGAGTTCTTGTACTGGAGTCAGCAAGGCTGGGAAGTCAACAGCCTGATTAACCTAAACCCACTAGCCAGCGGCCTAACTATTACCAAACCACAAAGCGTGGTTGACAGCGTGGTCACACAGACATCAGAAAATGTATTGCTGAATCAGAACAAGCGTGAATTACCAACCAAGAATTTAAACATTGTTCGCTTGGACAACACCTTGACTCTGCAACCGCTCACTACTGAAGCGTTGAGTTTTGCAGATCTACGATTCACAAACTTTGAACACATGATTGTGCTCAACAACCGCAGTGTGTTTGGCGACTTGATTTACGAGCCTATTACAGGAGCTCGTCAAAGCCGACTAAATTTGGTTGCTGTGACTTCTACTGAGTGGAACGGCACTGTTGATGCACAGGGCTTTATTCTCAACCAAGACAACGTGCAGGAATGGACTGGCCTCAAGAAGTACAGCAAAGGTGAAATTGTCAAGTACAAAGATCAATACTGGAGTGCAGCCACAATTGTGGACCCCAGCACCGAATTTAAGTTTGATCAGTGGTTCAAGAGCGACTACGAACAACTTGAACTGGGCCTGCTGCCCAACATTGCTAACAAAGCTGACCAGCTGGCCAACAGCTACAGCTTGAACACTGCCAACCTGGAACTAGACAACGATCTGTTGAGTTATGGACTGATTGGCTTCCGTCAACGTCAGTACATGTCGGCCCTGAATCTAGATGATGTCAGTCAGGTCAATGTGTACCAGCAGTTCTTGAAAACCAAAGGTACTATTCTATCAGCGGAATTGTTAAGCCAAGCCAACCTTGGAAAAGAATCTGCAGACTACAAGATTTTTGAAAACTGGGCGGTGCAACGTGCAGTATACGGAGCCAACGCTAACCGCAGCTTTGTTGAATTGCGACTAAATCGCGCACTGTTGAATTCTAATCCAAGTTTGGTACAAGTGATTTTACCACAGCAGTCAAGCCAAGCTGATCAGACAGTGTTGTTGAGCAACGTATGGCGCCAAAGCTACAAACTAACATCGCCTGACTTTTTGCCCACTACTACGGCCACAGTCACAGATACTGCGCTACCCACAGCTGGCTATGTGAGCCTAGACGATGCAGACATAACCACATTTAGTCTAGACGACTTGTCGTCCATCCAGGCCAATCTTGACGCAGTGTCAGTTGGGGCAACTGTATGGGCGGCCAAAGTCAACAACTACGACTGGAATATCTATCGTTGTGTACAAGTTCCTGGCTACATTGATCATGTGTGCGACAATCTTGACAGTACTAGTATCTGTAATTTTACTCAACCACATGGTCTTGCAGCAGGCGACAAATTGATCATCAAGTTTTTTGATGTTGAAATTGACGGAGTGTATGAAGTACTAGAAGTCACTGGTGTCAATACTCTGACCATTGCGTACACCTTTACTAGCACACAAAACCAAATCAATGGTACAGGCATTGGATTTACGTTGCAAACACAACGAGTAAATCAACCTAGTGATATTTTGAATTTGCCGTATGCAAATGAAATTCAAACTGGAAATAAGGTATGGGTTGACGACGCTGGTAACGGCCAATGGGCTGTGTTGGAAAAACAAAATCAGTTCTCAGATGTTGTAGAATTAGCACCTGAGTTACTGGATGCTACAGAACAATATGGACAAAGTATTGCACAGGCTCGAAGCCGTCTGGCAGCACTGGTTGGCAGTCCTCGATATGGATTTGCAAGTGGTACAGCCACTGGTGGTATCTATACCTATGTCAAGAACTTTTCTGGCAGTTATCAACCAGTGAGTCCCGCAGACAGCGGTGATGCTATTCTTGTGTTAGGTACCACTGGAGTTCGCGGATATGGTAATGCTGTGGACTTTGGTAATCAGACCTGGGCAGCAGCAGGTGCTAGTTTGAGTTTGGGTCCTGCTAGTGAAGCAGATGTTGGATATGCAGCGGTAATCTATCGTGATCCTGCATTGGGTCAGCCTGGTGTAAACCCATATGCACAATGGCAATTGTTGACTCCTCCTGTCAGTGGCGATCGTATTTTGCCTGGAGAATTTGGATACAGCGTTGCAGTCAGCACAGACGAACACTGGATGTATATTGGTTCGCCAGGGGTGAACAAAGTTCATGCATATGCTCTTGTAGATGTGCAAAATCAGTTCATTAGAACGCTGGGCAATGGTGTTACTACCACTTATCAAATTGCCAATGCTATACAAATTGACAACAATCTTCAGTTGGAAGTTAGTGTCAACAGCAACATTCAGACCCTGGGTGTGGACTATGTCATAAACGGATTCTCTGAAGTGGTGTTTACAACACCTCCGCCTGTGGGCGAAGTGGTAGATATCAGCCGCAAAACTTTGCTGACAATAACCAACAGCGGAACACAACAACTTGCTACGTCTTTGTTCACAGTAAACAACATTGACTCATTCTCAGTGCTGGCCAATGATGTGTTGTTGCGTCCCAACATTGACTATACCTACAACAACGGAACTGGTCTCCTGACCTGGATCAACGCTCCTGCAGGCGGCGTTACTATCGTTGTTCGTGCAGACAAACATTTTGTGTATGTTAACACTCTCACAGTGGCTGGGCTTGCAGCAAACGCAAGATTTGGCCACAGCGTGTCGACCACCACAGATGGACGCCAAGTCTTGATTGGATGTGCTGATCAAACAGTTGACGGCAAGACAGAAGCTGGCAGTGTGTATGTGTTTGATCGCAACGTACAACGATTCATTTACGGTACAGAAACATCGTCTGTGACATTTACTGTGCTGGGCACAGTGACTGCTCCTGTGAGTGTAGTTGTAAACAATCAATTCTTGACCAATCAAGTAGACAGCACTATCAATGCTGATGGTACATTCACTGTGTCTGGAAATGATGTCACAATTCAAGACCCGTTGCAAGCT